AACACAGCCTCGACAATATCGCCAAGGATCATGTTCATCAAGAAGTGTGGTGGCAGAGGTGTCTTGTCTTCTGGATCGTTCTTCTCAAACCACAACTGGCACTTAGGCTTACCTATGTTAGACATACGTAGCCTGAACTCGTCACGTGGGCCTGAGTTAAACTGTTTGTTCAACGCAGCCTCGACATCAGAGGCAACCTGTTTGGTCACCTCTTCTGCCATTGACGATTCACCAGCCATAGCTTTCTGCAAGAAACTGTAGACAGCTAATTCAGCAGGATGATTCATTACTCGTCCACCTCTACAAAATCATTGTTTAGGATTTCTTGGACAAGCCCTTCGTCTTCATCAGTATGCCCCTTGGCACGTTCATGGTGTAGATCAAGAATCTTACCATTGCTGTACTCAATCAACTCAATGAAATCTTTGAGCATACCATTGTCTGCTTCAGCAATATCAATGCGATCACCTAGTGATGCTTCGATCCTACCAAACTTAGCACCTGTTGGGATGCTATCCTCTACGCCTACCAACTTAACAGTAGACATGATTGGTAGGATGTTCTTGCGCTGCAAGCCGTTCAACACTGAGTCAATACTCTTCAGTGATTGACGGTTCTTTACATCCATCACAAACGGTTCATCAACGAACTCACCACTGACAGGCTGACCCTTTTCATCAGTAGGGTTATCTAGTGTCACAGTACCATAGAATACTTTAACACGCTTAACGCTACGGATGACCCGCTTAGTTTCCTCTGGCAGAGCTTGGAAATCTTCGATGTAACCTGAAGGACGCCCTAGGTTTAGACCACCTATGCTATCCTTTAGATCGCCATTCAATGAGTTAGACAGGACAGATTTCTCCATCTCTTCTGTCTCGCTGTTCCAACGCTGCCATTGATTGCGCTGGGCGAAGATGCGAATAGATACACCTGTGCTATAAACTAAGGTGTCACCTTTTGTGAAGGTAAACGCACCGACAGGGATAACCTCTGTCTTGATTGCTTTACCGTTGTACTCCACCTCACCCATGATAGGTTGATGGATCATACCAAGCCGCGCAATAGACGGGGTTGACTCAGCAGGGGCTGTAGATGATACGCCCATTAGTTCTGCCATTGATTGACCGCGCTCTGTTGCGATTGATAGTTCTGTACTCATTTCTATACCTTTCTATAGAGTCAAAAGAGTCTTAGTTATACACTACACATCAACTGTGTCAAGCCAGTTTGGGCCTATTTTTGCTTCTAATAATAGAGGCACATTCATAGTGACACCATAGGCTTCCTCAATCAGATCATTCAGATCATTGTTCATGTCGTTAACCATTTGAATTACCTGCTCCTCTTCTTCAGGGTGTACATCTACAACCATTGAATCGTGAACTGTATTAACAAGACAGGATTCCATAGGTTGCAATCGTTTGTGCATTTCGTTTAGTACAACAGGGACAACATCACCTGTGGCAAAACCCTGCACTGGATAGTTCTTAATCATAGTGAAGTGTGTTGGTGTACCACTGCTGCGGCGTGTAACATCAGGGAAAGAATACTGTCGGCCTGATACGTTAGTGATCTTCAGGAACCGTAGTGCCTCTTCGCCTAGCTTCTTGTGCCATGCAGAAATACCTTTATACTTCTCTATGAAGTGTGTGTAATAAGCTTGCTCAGCTTTGGTTCTTCCATAACCAGTTGCGCCAAAGAGGGGTGCGAAGGTGTGTTCCTTAGCTTCTTGGCGTGTCGTTGGTTGGCCTGCATCAGAGATAACTTTCGCTGTGTAGCTGTGTACATCGAACCCTGTTGCAATCTCATCCATTGCTGTCTTGTCCTGCGCGAGAAACGCAGCCGTTCTAAATTCAAGTTGTGCAAAATCCGCTTCCATGATTTTTCCGTTATCCCACCGTGATACAAATACCCGCTTTATGGGGAAGGTGCCACCTCTTGGCATGTTTTGCATGTTGGGATTTCGTCCAGAAAATCTACCTGTATGTGTGATTGACTGAGTGAGTTGGACATGTAGGTTTGAGGTGGCAGGTTTTCTATAAGTGTCAATACCATTAACAAAGCTAGTAATGTAACTAGAAACAGCAGAGTGACGCATAAGATCACCAAGGAAGCGAACAGCATCATCCATGTTATTGTTTTTAGCAGTGACCATAAGCTTTTCCAACTGCTTTTTGGATGTTGAAAAGCCACTGTTGCTAGCCCATTCTTTACTTGGGGCTGTGAACCTAAGACCCGCAACCTGGTTTGTTTCCATAAGTTTAAAGCCACGTGCATCACAATCCTTACATTTGTTTGGTTTGGCATACTTACTGCCATCTTTCTTTACTTTGTATGTCTTGCCTTTACCATAACAAGATTCGCATTGATACGCCTTAGTCTTGAATATCGTTTCGGAGTTCGCTTTAACGGCTTCTTTAAATTCTTGCGCATTTGATGTAAATTCAAATAGCCCTTCCCAATCTTTTTTGTTCTTGGGTTTACGGCTGAAGATAACCTGCGATTTCTGTTCGGGGGATGCAAGATTAACAGGGGTATCGCCCATGAGGGAGCGTACCTTCTCTTGGAGCCTCTCTTCGATCTCTGCTTTTTCTTTTTCAAATTCATCACGCACCCGTCCTAGTTCTTGAACATCGACTCTGAATCCGTGCATACGCATGTGGGTAAGCGTTTTGCAGGTGTCGAAGGTGATGTCTCTAACTTTGGTAAGGGAGTCGGAGTCGGGGTCTGCATAGTCTCGTTGCTGAGCCTTGAACAGCTCACTAGTTGTGAGGACATCAGCCCTAAGATAAAGGCTAAGAGAATGTAAATCTGTTTCATTTGTATTGATCCCTTGTTTGATACACTTACTAAGGTAGTCTTCCTTTTGCTCAGCTAGCCCACGCGCTTCTGCTACAGCAGCTAAGCTTAAAGGTTTCTCCACCCCACGATGCAGTAGATACTCAGCAAGTAGCGTATCCCATATAGCACCATCATACTTGAACCCTGCTTCCCATATCCACATCAGGTCATGGCTACCATTGTGCATGATTAGTAGTTCTGTCATGTCCAACACTTGCTGCACTAGCTTATGCCCAGCACCTGATGTATCCTTCTTTTCGTTGTGATCAAATGTTACAATATGTAACTCTTCGTGATTATCTGCATTAACCAAACCAATCTGTGTCAAGGTATTACCCGCCTCAAACGGATCGTTAAGGATTTTACCATCACGCCATGTGACGCTGTTCTCTACATCTAATACTAGTCTCATATCTCTCACCTCATGCTGAATAGATTGAGCGTGACCCGTCAAGTACACAGGTAATCTTACCCTGAAATCCATTCAGTTTGTTCTTAGCTAAGTTCAAGTGACGAACTGGGTCTTCATCCTCACCCTCTGCCTGTTGTGTCTTACCAATCAACACCATCAGGTCTGCCTCACTTGCTTTGCCTGTTTTACTTCCTTCCATCATAGACTGATTAAGGTCTGCTTTACCTTCAGCCTCTGCGCTTAGCTGCGACATCCAGATCACACAACAGTCGTACTGCTTAGCAATGTTACGAGCGTGGATAGCTGCTGCCTTAAGTGTGATGTCACTACGCTCACTCTTTATATCAGCAAACTTGTCACCCATGTCAAGTATAACGATGTCAGGCTTTTCAAACTTAACAACAGACTCAACCCAATCCATGCTCTTGCCTGTGCTATCTTTGAACATGATGTTCTGTCGTACAGGTTCGTAGCGTTTATGTGCTAGGGCTTTGTTCTCTCGTACCTCTTTCATTGTCATATTAGATGATGCGCTGATGTACCGTGAAGCAACACGTGTATAAGCTTCCTCATTACACAGCACGATACACTTGGCACCTTGATGCGCAAAACCACCGTCTGCTGCTATAAGAGAGGCATGGAAAGAAGTTTTCCCAGTATTAGGCCGTGCGCCCACGATAACAAGATGACCGCCGCTAACACCTTCCACCCGACGAGCCAAGGAAGATATGTTAAACTTCCACTTGGACTCCAACGCTGTTGCATCAAGTATTGTATCAAGGCTATTATCATCCCACTCAACACGCAGATTGGGAGTAAAATCATTTTTGAAATCCTCTAGTAGTTGACGCAAAGGCTGTAAGCTATTCTCTGTGCCATTGACGAAATCAAAACCTAGGTTTGCAACCTGGTCGCCCACATATTGTTGGAACAATTGTGATAACGTATCCTCTGCAATCTCTTGCTTGATAGGCTCAGTAATCTCAATACGTTTAAACAGATCGTCATAGGCACCACGTGTAGCTGTTGTCATGCTAGCGTTCATGCGGTTGAAGACAGCTTGTAGATCAGCAACTGTCATATCACCTTCATAAGCTTCCATTGCACCATCTAGTGCTTGCTTAATCTTACGCACATCTTTGCTAAAGATTTTATCAGGACAACGGATGCCCTTATGGTCATTGTAGAAATCACGATTAAGCAGTGTTTTAATCAGTGCCAGTTCCATCATTATCAAAATCTCCTCTCAGGAATTTAAACATTATTTCTATTGCAGCTAAAGGCCACATAATTGCAAAGCGTAACGACACATCTCTTCCTTCTGAGTCGGTAGCTTCTACTACTAAAGCTAAGAAAGGTATAGCTAGCAGGTACATCAAGAACATACCTTTAAAGAAATTTAAATCAATCATCATCTTTATTAGCTTTTTCTTTTTCTTTTGCTCTCTTGCGTTCTTCTTCTGTCATTGGACTAATTTGTTTTGCTCTGTCAACAAACCACTCATTGGGTAGGGGCTTACGCCCTTCTGGTAACTTACTCATCCTTTATCCTCTATACAAACAAGCTGCATTTCTTTTGGTACTTGTTTTTCCATATCTTCAAAAGCGTCGAAGCAGCTATACATAGAATCGTATTGCCCTAACGTATTAATGTAAGGTCTACCTTCATGTAAGAATACAAGTACCAACAGCCATTTCATTCTTCATACATCCGTAGTGCTTCCCATGATACAGGGAACAGTTTCATCATAACGTCTTCGATCTTCTCAGCTACTACACGTGTCTCAGCTTGGGTGTCTTCCTTCAAGCGTAGTCCACACATCTTTGCGAAAGCGAATAGTGTACCTGACCAGTACCACTCTGTCATCATAGACTGTGGTAGTATCATACGTGCTTGCTCTGGTGACACGCCCTTGGCTAGTAGATAGTTGTAGTCGTGCTTTGCACATGCCACCATACTGTTAGCAACATCAGGATCAATGTCTTCTATTACACCTTCACTGCCTTGCTTCTTATCCTCACTACGCCCACGCCATACATCAGGTACGTAGAACTCAGGCTCTACATCTACATACCTACGGCTAATCTCATTCCAAGGCATGTACTCATGCTTGACTAGCTGACGTGCCACAAAAACTGGAGCTTTGACATGAAACGTAACAAACGTATGATTGAAGGGTGATTTGTGATTATGCTTTGCAAGGTAGCGGATCAGTCTAGCATCCTTTGGTTTAAGCACTAACTCTTCACCGTAATGAATACGTGGCATCCATTCAGAGTTCTTACCAAAGCTAACACGTGCTGCATTAACTACGGATAGGTCACTACCCATGTGATCAATATATGTTGCCTCAATCATCGACATACCTCTGTTAATTTCTCCATGTCTTCATCCATGCGATACTTAATATCATCAAGCAAACTAACTGCAATAGTTTTTATGCCTGTCCATAGTTCTATCTCTCTGCGATACTCAATCGTTTTACCTACTGCATCAGGATCAAGAGCGATCACTACCTTCTCAAACTCTCCGATCTTTGCAAAGTGTTTGGGGTTCATAGATGTACCAAGGATCGCCATAGCTGTCACGTTTGGGAACTCTTGTGCTGCCACAATAGCTGACACAACATCCTCAACCACGAGGCAAACCTGGCCACTGCCAATCGTGTAATAGTTTGCTGCACCAGTATAGCGATACCACTTGGGATGTGCTTTCTTACCGACAGCCCTACCGATAGCATCAACAATCCTGCCCTTGTAGTAGATTGGGAATACCACACGCTCCTGCTGCACATCATACATGCTCTTGCCAAGAGAGATACCCCAGCGCCGTACAAAGCGTTTATGCTTAGTGTGTGATTGCTGTGGGTTAACTACCTGCGCTGGGATTTCCCATGTCTCAGGCTCTTTCTTGACTAGTTCTAGTTTTGGTTTCATGTGTCGCCTTATCTCTGATGCTGTCATGTCGGTATCAAATATACCACCCACTTCACAACCTAGCTTATAACAGTTGTACTTCAATACACCCATATCTTTACTTGCACTGAAGGTGTTCTTACCTTTGCAGAAAGGACAATCACCACGCCATGAACCTGCGTATGTCATCTCTTCTGCGAAATCTCTATGCTTCTGCCAATTACTCATTGTCTCTTCCTCTGGCTGCTAATGCTTTGCTTGCACCACTGAATGTATTTACCCGATAAGGTTTCATAGATGCAAAGTTTTTATGTCCTGTCACCTGCATGATGTTACCCTCTGAAACACCTGCTTCCATCATCTCTGTCACTGCTGTTCTGCGTAGGTCTTGCGCAGTAAGTTCACGTGGTAGATTAGCTTCGTCTAATACCTCGTTGATAAGTATACCTATCTCGCTAACGTCATATGGCGTGTATGCCCCTGCCCTCGCAGACACCCTAGGTGCTACATATTCTTGGAAGCTAAAATCGTTATATTGGTGGCGTAGCATGGAGCATAACGAGTCGGCAATAGGGAGATGAACTTCTGCCCCTCGCTTGCTTTGCGTCATATCCATGCGGCACTGATCTAGGTCTAGCTTATCCCATGTAAGCAATCTCATGTCGCCTACACGCTGTCCCCAATCATATGCCATATGGACAATCAACCCAATGCTACGCCACCTAAAATCGCTGTAAGCAGTATCTAAAAAGGTTGACACTTGCTGCTCCGTCCAAAGCTGCCGACGAGGTTCGGTAGTTCGGGTTTGCACTAGGCTCACTGGATTATGCTCAAACACATCAAATCGCATAGCATGTCGCCACGCTACTGAAAGGACAGATTTGCGGTAGTTTGCAGCACGTACACCAGAGGTCAACCACTCCTCATAAGCCTGTGTCAGGTGTCTAACCTTAATATTCTTACAGCGATATACCCCAAGCAGTTTACCCTCAACAGATGTTTCGCAGATCGCTTTTGAGTGTCCATAGTAGTCACGCTGTGTGCTAGAAGACAAACGACGAAATGCATTTGAGTTAAGATAAAACTCCATGATCTGTTCTAGGTTTGCAGATTGCTTGGGGGTTTTCATTTAACCTTGTCCTCTCTTAGGTTTGAATGAACGTTTCTTACTCTTATTCATAGACGAATATTTGATACTACCTTTTCGTCTAGACTGTGAGGTTTTCTTTGGATTTTTCAATTCCAGTTTCTCCTTGTTTTCCAGTAACTCCAACAGGTCACACAATGATCCTTGCCAAAGATTAGGTCAATGAGCCAAACCATGTTGGCTCTATTGTTTCTCTTCCAATCCCAGTTACGTGCTGAGAATGTTTGGTTGAGGTTCCCACCAAAGATAACATTAATGAGAACGCTCAATGCTGTCGCTACTCTTACGAGATATGTTTTAAAATTTGTATTCATATAACATGTAGAGGAAAGGCCAAAGCATATAAGATATAATCAAAAGCTTGGATACCATACCTCACCCTCGTCTAAGTAGTGTTTCTTGATGTGGTCAGCCTCACGCTGTAAGAACTCACCCTCTTCTGCCTCGCCGATCCAGTATGCATCATCAATCTGTTTCATCAAACGATTGTGATACTCTTGTGCAGGTATCAACCGATCATCAAGCATTTATACATTCCACCTTAGTTGTACACCATTGTGATTTACGAGATGCGTGACGCTCTGCCTCAAATTTGTTGGGTGTTGAATACCAACACACCAACTTACCTGATAAATCGTAAAACATAACACGATAGGTCATTACACTGTTTCCTTTACAAGGTGGTAACGAGTGTAACGCTGTCCTGTTACAGGGTGTGCCTTACGTACACGGTTGATGGTAACACCAAACTCTTCAAGGTCTAGGATGCGGCGTGGCAGTGACATGATGTTGTACTGCGTGATCGCTTCTAGGTTTGAAATGCTGCCTACAGTTTGTAGGTGCTTCATGATGGTATCAAGTTGTTTATTAGCCATGTCTTGTCTCCTTTTCTGGCTTATTGTACTGCTGTCATAGCAGCGTCTGAAATGTCTGTCAAACAGTTTGAGTTAAATTCAAACACAGCACGTGCAAAACCTCGTGGTGTAGCACTGCGTATGTCTTTTGTGCGCTGGGATTTACCGCCAAGCTTTAGGTGCTGTGTGCTGTATCCTGTGGGCTTACAGGTAGGTAAGCGGTGTGGCATACGGAAGCCACCACCTGTCCATAGGCATGTCTTCTTGGTGTAGGCATCCTTAGCTGCGATGTAGTCAGGCCACCGTGGATGTTCTGCCTCTTCATCAGGAATATATTCGCCATACTCATATGGATGGAACGAGTAGTTAGGCTTACGCCACAGCGTAGCTAGTCGTGACACAGGGTTTTCGATAAAGTATGGTATCTCTAATGCCTCGAACAGTGATGCACACCACCGTGCATGGTTGCTTGCCTTGATCTGAAATTCAGGATCACGATCTGCCTTAGCTTTGAAGTGTGCAGCACCAGATACTGCTAGGTCAGTACATACTGGAAATGCCATGCCGAATACTACATCTGTATTCTCGAATGTGCGCTGCAAACCTGCGATGTTGTCACTGCTCCATAAATCCATATGAACGTAGCGGATAAACCCACCGCTGTCGAATGTGTCACACCGTTTTTCGGAAAGGCTGTGCTGAATGTCAAATGCATAGCAGCAATACCCTGCCTCTGCCCAAGGGCGAAGTGCCTCGCCTGTGAAATCATATAGTGATAAAACGATACCTTTAGTCATGTTATTCTCCCTTCATAAGAACTCGTTTGACATAAGATGTACTGTGTCCTGACATCTGTGCAAGCTCAGATATTAAAACGTTTGGATGTGTGTCGAAATAGTCACAGATTTCCTGATCTGACCATAGAAAATTTACATCGTGCATTAGTTATTCTCCATTGTTACGTGTTGTCCTACATCAAAGAAATTACCAAGAATATCTTGGATGTTTCCGTAGTGATCGTTGTACACATCCTGTGCCTCTTCTGTATATGTCACATCACCATTGGGCTGCGTCATATATGGATAGTCAAGATATGTCTGTTCTAGCATGTACGATGCCAAGGTTGCGGATATTTCTACAAATTCACTGTTAGTCATTATTAATTCCCCTCATAAGCACGGTCTGTATACGTGCAGTATCCATCATCAATTAGGCGTTTGGCTGTGCGTCCGTACCAACCCTGTAAACGCCACGCTAATCCTGTATCAATTAGGTATTGCCATGCGGCGGTTTCCTCAAAGATATCACTAGGCACCTCTTGCTCTACAATGGCACATGCAGATTGCGGTGTGAATGTATATTCATGATCTCTCATTTTACCACCTCAATAAATCCGAAGCCGCCACCGTTTCCCTCTTCATCCTGTGACAGGGATAGTTCTACCTTTTGTCCACCAATCAACAGTGTGAATACTGGCATAGGTTCAAGTAGGTATTCATCCTCAAACCATTTAAACCCGACGATCTTTGCGCCAATCAACTGGCTGTAATATTTATTCATATTCATCTGTTTTCCACCCTTTCTTTTGCAATAACATATGATGTAGCTAATCTATTCAGTTTGCGTTTGTTGTCACTAGGAAAATATACGCCATAGATTTTGTGTATCTTTCTTGCATCACGTTCACGCGGATCAGTGTCTATGATCGTGTTACCTTCCATGTCCAACATCAAAACGTGATGATCCACCATAACGACATAAGCTGTCGGATCAGTTGTTAACGGCCTGTTGATGCCTGTATTGTATTTACGTTTAATCCGCACACGTGCCGCGCCCACTGTTGTCTGATATGGTTTGACCTTCAACGTGGTTTTCACTGATCTGAATGACCAACATGTGCGGATCGCTCTTGATAGGTCTGACCACGTGTGCAGGTAGCGTGTGGCATTGGCAACCCCAAGAGCATTAGCAACCGTTAGGCCACACCAGTTCTTGTTCGGATTTTCTTTGTTGTTTGATCTGTCTTTCAAGTTTTGTCTGTTCAAGGTCATGTCGGTTTACCTTCCCTTCTAAAATGTCCAAAAATTTAATGAAACCTAGTGTTTCAGTGTGTCGAGCGTGGCGCACCTTTGCGCGCCTTATGCTTTTGATGTTTTGTCTAAGCTTGCGTTCCATTACGCCAAAAATTCCCGATTGATGAAATACATGCGCCATTGATCGCCTTTGTTGGCTGTGACAAATGCTAGATAAGTATCACCCTCATGCCGCACATGTTCACGATATCCGCTTGCAATCAGAGTGCTTTCGGCAAATTGTTTCGCTTTTTTCATCGACGTGAAATACCACCGCGATAATTTGGTTTTGTCGGTATCTTTCACCACGTATACATATTTTGACATATCAAAAATCCTTTCCTATATTTTGCCGTTTAGTTTATCTAGTGCCGCGTCAATCGAAGCTTGGTCATCGCGCGTTCCAACAATGCACATATGTTGTTTTAGTATTCCATCATACCCATAATTCAGATCATCACGTTCATCAATCACCACGTTTTTGTCATAATCCCCAAAATGATTGAACCATTTTTGATGATCTAATTCATATACGAATAGAGTGTAATATTTTGTCATTGTCTTCACCCCTCTTTCATCATTGGATAACGCGCCACGTAGTAACACATTTGATCCGCGTGTGTTTCATTCCCAATTTGATATTCACCCCTATCATACGCGCCTAAAACATAACGCCCAATTTGTTCTGGCGTGGTGAAATATTCCAAAACAAAATCTCTATCTTCAACATCATCAAAATTTAAACACCCAATTATGCCGCGTGATTTATCTTGAAACGTGATATCATGGGCAACAAAGCGATCATCATATCCGTTATTATCTCGCACCATGATAAACAAATTTTGTTCGCCATTGTAGAAACGTTCAGTTTGGTAATTTACGAAAAACATATTATTTCCCCTTGTCCATAGTAGGTTGATTATTGATTGAAAACTTTACGCATAAAGCTTGTTTCATCGGTACGGATTGTTTGACCCTTACCACGTAGCACTACAAACGCGCCTCTTGTATTGTCTAGAAAACGCGCATCATG